TAGACTTTTCTAGCATAAACATCCTTAGCTAAAATTTGGGCTGAAGTCTGAGTGGCTATGGTAGCATTGGCGGCATCGGCAGTGGTCCAACTCGTAGTTGCAATGAGCTGTGGCTTGGCCATATAGGTTGCAATCTCAGACTGTATAGGCATGGTTGAAGACATAGCTGTAGTGGCTGGGAGAGCAGAAATCATCGAATTCGTTCGGACTGAACCATCCTCGATGAAGGACGTAGTGGAATTTTCGACGACTGGACTGGTAGTCAGGGCGGTCGTCTCGTCTTTAGAAGATTCTTGGTTGCTGAACTGGAGAATGTCATGGTATCGTGGTAAGTTCAAACCACAACCCACTAGGTGTGTGATCAGGATATTCGCGGGGCTGCCGTACCTTATCCGAATCAGTTAGGACTAAATAGTCCCAGGTCTAGAACGCCCAAAAGATCGTCACTCTCAAAATTGATACACACCTATTCCCTAAGACGTATCTATTATAGGGAACCTTTCGAGAGCCGCAGTTGGGCGAGGTGTTGATTACCATAAGGCTTCAAGGGAGAGAGCCATGGCCTTACAATCCCGATAAGTGATCTGAGTGGGAAAATAAGTAAGCTTCTCCTTGGAGGCTTTGATAATCTGGGGGGCATACTGATTAAAGGTCTCTTCAGTATGGAGCGCTAATTCATATAACATCTGTTGAACAGTGTCATTGACAGCAGTAGGGTCCGTGTCCGACCTAGACCAGTAAGGGGCTTCTAATATCGTATCTAAACTAAGAGGAGCCAGCACCCTTTTGGATTTTGGATCTAAAACAAAGCCTCGCTTTAAGAAAGTGCAGTGTTTCCAAGGTCGAAAATTAACCATCTCACTAGTCTTCTGCTCATCTGTATAGGTCAAATTTAATTCTTCCATAGATAAAGACATAGTATTTTGATTAATAAAGCTGTATTTACTGGTTACAGCCACACCATTATCGTCACCATACGATATAATCGCAACGTTATCTTCATATTCATTGATAACGTTGATATAATCTTCAGGCTCCGCCTTAAGATGTGTTAGACCTAAGGTATTTAGGTAACAATCTATAGAGCAATACCTTAATATTATATTATTGCAAACTGAGTTAACCCAAGTAGTAAGAAACGTTCCACTAGGTACAGAGCCGTTCCACTCATAAATTAAACCAGTCTTGTCTTTAGGTGCGCCTGATACGTCTCTTGGAGCAATATGTCTACTATTCATAACATCCCAGAATAGGACACGACGTACCATCCTGTCTTCACTAGTAGAGCCTACATAGTAAGACTCCACGACGTCAAGACACTTAGCCATAATGCACATTGGCAAAGAAGCATCATAAGCAGAATAGTCACCAGCGAAACAATTGTCACCAAATCTCGTCATATGTCGGTAACAAGCATCCCAATCAGTAGAGTAGGGATTCATGCCAATGCATATTCCATTGTATATCCTATTGGTGCACGTAAATCTAACGACATCAAGAAAATACATACGACAAGCGATTGTATAGTGCAAAGGAGCACCAGAGACCATACGCGTACTAACCTTCTCTATTTTAGCAAAAGGTCTGCGTTCATCTTTAAGGAAATCATTATATATCACCAAGGAGCGTTCACCTTTCTTAGCTCGTTCGATGAGATCCATAACATCTTTCTCTAGCTTGACAGCAGCGTCTGATGTAAATGTAAAATCACCATATGAACCAAAGAAGTCTTTCTTCCCAGGCAATTTAGTATGTAACGAGTATGGATAACCTGCACCCGTTTTCCGGGGTAATGCCTCACAAAAATTCACTCCAGGGACTCCCTCTACAGCTTCTGTATAAGTTAGTAACCTAGGTGACCAGGGTTGCTCGGCATGCGCATTGTAATGAATACTCGCAATGTATTGATTGGTAACGGAACTCAAGAGTTCTCCGTTAATAGGCGGGTCCGAATGACTATATTTCCTTCTAACAAGAGCCAATGGCGAAACGAGAGTCCCATCAAGCATTGTACGCCTTAAGATAGCAGGTGCAGTCTTACATTCTGACCAAGACTCATAGAGGGGAGATCGAATTATCTTCGTGTTAATATTACTTGAAGGCACCTTAGCATATGAAACAGGGAATGTCCTCTCATTAAATGAAAGGCACCCCTCTGGAATGATGGACACATCTTCGTAAATTTGTGCATCAAAATGTTTCAGAGAAGCGTTGATTTCCTCAGAGGTAACATTATAACCAAGCGATATATTCTTACCATTTCCAGCCATGTGGAATCCAAGAATTACAATCTTAGTCAGATTATGTGGTAGATAATAAATTAAACTACCACAATCACCAGT